AAACCAAAGTTTAGATGCATAATCATATATACGTTGTGCCATTTCATCATTGTCTGAAAAAGCTTTAGCCGCTCGCATAAATCCTTCTTGCGGTGAAGTTTCTTCTGGTAATAAATATCTATCTTTTAATGTGGTCTTACCAAAATCAGTAAGTAAATTATCTCTTTCGTAATCTATCATATGTGTATTATATTTAAATATTTCTCTCTATCTAATGTTAAGTAATTAATTTCTATTGGTTCAAACTTTTCCAATGCATCAAATACTGTTTGTTTATTTAAGTGACTGCAAGTGTATACATCTAATTGAACAACAGCAGGTTTGTCTTCATCCCAAGAATGAAATGCTATGTGTGATGTTTCAATAGCTTGTAAACAAGTCAAACCTCTGTTGCCTTCTTTGTCTACATAAACAGCAACTGTATCACCCAATGGTTTCATGTTTAATTTTTCAACTAAATTTCTTACCCATTGTTTTATTACATCTACTTGCACAGGTGGTTTTTTAACAGTTGCTCTAATTATAATATGTTTATGTTCAAGCATCTTTAGTATCTGTGACTTTAGGTTGTGCTTCTTTATCAATAATAAAGTCTATGTATTGTTTAGCTTTTTTTAAATCTTCTATTCCATGTCCTTTGAAACGCCACCTAGTTATATACTTAACTACATTACCTTCGCAGTACGTAAGATTGTTTGCTACTATATAATCTATAGGTTCAATAGCACCTTTGTTATAATGTAAAGGTTTTTTTATATTGTCCATAGTTTTACCTTCCCTGTTTTCTTATTGTATTCACCGTGTCTAAGTATACGTGCAACTCTTGCTTGTTGTAATGCTTCAGCTTCAGTATATCCTTTGTCAACATATATTTTTTTGACAATTTTCCATAGGTCTAAAAGGGGAACGTTAGTATACTTCTTGATAAGTTTTTCAGCAGTCTTAATACCTATTCCTTCTACACCATCATAACCATCAACTTTATCACCAGTTAATGTTTGTATCATAAACCAGTAATCAGCTAATCTTTCTGGAATACGTTCAACATTTAAACCATCAGAAGACAAATTACATGGTACAGTTTTTAAGTCTTTGTCAATTGTAACTACTATTCTTTCTTCTTCTGTAGGCTCTGTTGCCATAATACCCATAACATCATCAGCTTCCAAATTATCCCAGACAATTCCTCTATGTTTTTTAATAACATATTCTCTTAACTCTTTTAATGCTAATGGTTTTCTTTTATCTTTTCTATTATTTTTGTAGGTAGGTAACACATCTTTTCTAAAATTTTTACTGTCAGTTAAAGCAACAACATAATCATCAGCTTCTAAACTAGCACCTAAATCATCTATAACTAAATCTACATCTGCTTTACAAATGTTTGCATCAGAATGTAATGTCCATAATCCATCACCCCAATGTGTTTCTACTTCATTGTTCATGGCAATTTTGTATAACAAAATATCACCATCAATCAATAATACTTTTTTTCTAATCATGTTTCTCCTATATATCAAATGTTAATAATTGTTCTTTTGGAATTATGTGTCCTTTACTTGTCCAGTTATCACCGCCTGCTTTAATTGGATATTTAACCATAAGTTTTTTAAGATGTTTAACAGGAACCATAACCCATACTTGGTCAGTTCGTTCAGGTTTGTATAAACAAATAGAATAATATTTAGATTGTGTATTATATATACCAGATTTTTTACCTCTACTTTCAGTTTCAATGTAAACATTACCAGTCTTAATACATAACCTATCAGACTTACATTCTATTTTACCTTCTATTGCTTTTAAAAATTCATTTTCACAATCTTGACCAAACCTTAAATCTAAATCAAAATGTGGTTGTGCTTTAGTGTGTTTCACTCCAGTTGTCTCCTATTTTATATTCACCAGTTAGCGGTAGTCTTAAATTAAAATACTCACCAGTGTCTTTGATTGCTTTTACTGCCAGTTGCCCAACTTGCTCTGCATCTTTTTCAAGACACTCAACTTGTATTTCATCATGCACCCAGACAACTTGTTGTGCATGTGGTATTTGTTTTATTACTTTGTCAAACTCTACCAACCATTGTTTACAAACCAATGCGCCGGAACTTTGTAATAAAGTATTTAGTGCGGCATGAGAAGAACGTACTTTAACTTTTCTTTTATCAAGACCTGTTAAGTAACCACGTTCAGCCGCTTGTTGTACATCCTCAATTAATTTACTTAATGCAGGTAAATTATTTAAGAACCTTTTCTTAATCTTAGATGCTTGAGGAACAGTCTTACCAGTTACTGAAGCTATCTTTGTTACTCCACCACCATATAAAAAACAGTAGTAAAATCTTTTGGCTAGGTCTCGGCTATCTAAGCCGGCTAACGTTTGTGTTTCAGAGTGTATGTCGCCATCTAAAACAACCTTAGCGTATTTACCATTATCATACCTAGCCATCACTAGGTATCTGTGCCATGTTAGGATAAGAATGAGTTGCTCTTGCAGTTACTGTTGAATTAGTATTGCAAGTACCATGTATTTTATTATTCTTCTCATGCTTTAACCAAGCTTGAGCGCCAGTAGCTAACTGACCAATTCTTTTATCTAATAAAAAATGCTCACATAATATTTCAGCTTCAGGATATGGTAAACTTTCTAAAATAGTTTCATCTAATTTAGGTGTACCATCATCAGTATAAATACTAGGTTTCCAATTGTATTTATCTATTAATCTACTAGCTATGTGTTGTCTACTTGATGGATTAAAGACAGTAGTTTTTTCTTTATAAAATACTTTACCTTTAATATATCCTTTTGATTTATTATTCACTTTAGGAATAAAAGGTATTTGTTCTTTTATTGGTGGAAACTTAACTTGTAATTTATATTCTAATTCTATTCTTCTACCATTTAATTCTGAATATAACTTTCTAGCTTTTTCAGTATCAAATGTAAAACCATACACTTCTTGATTATAAATTAACTGTGCAACATCATGTTCTAAATCCATAGCTTGTTGTGAATATGTTTTTTCTTCAATCATTTTATAAAGATTGTAAGTTACTTCCACATCTTGTTTACAATACTCTAACATCTCAGGTGTAAATGTTTTCCAATCAGTATCAAACTCAGCTTTATATTTTCCTATTCTATTACCCCAAGCTTTTAAACTGTGTCTTCCAATACAATCTCTAGGAAAATCTTTACGTTGAAAATCTTTTTCTTTTACATCCGGAAACAACAATCTTGTTGCTACAAGTGTATCAAAAATTTTTGCCTCAGTTTTAAAGTTGGGATATAATTTTTTAATAACTGGAATATCAAACTTAATAATATTGTGTCCAATAATAACATCAGCTTTAGATAATTTATCTAATGCTTCTTCAACTGACAAAGATAATATCTTATTGTTATCTACATCTTTTAAAACAAGACAATGTATTTTAGTACACACATCAAAAAGACCATCTGTTTCTATATCAAAAATATATTTCATATTTTAATAACTTTCTTTTTAATTATATTTACACTTGGAATTGTTGTTACGTTACCCACGTCAGCTAAGGTGCCATCATCTTCAAAGTTAATATCACCACAAAGAATGTGCACATCTTTATCTTCTTTAATTAACCAACCTGTACTAACACAAATAGTTGGTTTACTTTGTCTAGCTTTTTCTAAAGTAGTCCAAGAAGCATCAGAGTTTATATCAACCCAATGACATAAAACAAATTTAGCGTCTAATACTTTTTTATTTATTGTAGGTAGTTTCATATTAATGTACGTGTTTGTGTAGTTTTATATCTACGTTCCATGCCGCGTCTTCACCATTCATAGCCAATGCCATAAGAGCATCTTGTATTAATGTAGCAGAACTTTCTTTAGCCACATCTATAACTACAGGTGTTGGACTATCTTTAGCTTTTTTAACTGCTGATAAAACGTAGAATGTCCAAGAGACAGTTTCATTTTCTGCTTTTGATTTTCTTTTTCTTTTTTTAATTGTTAGATTAGAAGTCATCAACAGTCTCCGCTTGTACTTCTGATAAACAACCAGTTTCTAAATCATATCTAAGACTACATGCTTTACCAGTCTCACCACTAAATCTATTTTTCAATACATTTACTTGTGCAATATTATTTTCTGATTGTAAATCTCTGGACAAAGCTAATACCATATCACTCAATTGAGCTATGGATTGACTTCCTCTAAGACTATTCATTGATACTTGAACGCCGTCTTCATAACCTTTGTTACCATCTTTTGTTCTTGATAAATGAGATACTAATATTAAACCAATACCAGTTTCTTCTACCAATGTTCTTAACTTAGAAACAAAATAATCTATAAGTTTACGTTCATCATTTGTATTAGCATCACCTAATGCAGACAAAGCCATGTGTAAATGGTCAAGAATTACATAATCTACATTACATGCTTTAGCTAAATATCTTATTTTAGAGAGCAGGTTATCTGCAACTGTTGAACCAAAATGATTGTAAAGATAAAAGTTGCCACTGCCCACAGTATTGTTAAACGTTTTAAATAAGTCTTCTTCACTAATACCCTCTCTTGTTAAATGTAATGGTTTTTTTAATTCAACACCCATGATACCAAGTGCACTACGTTTAATACTTTCTTCTAATGCAATGTAACCTACAGTGTAATTATTTTTTAATAAGTTTAATGCTACATGTCTACAAAAACTAGATTTACCTACACCACTTCCGGCAGTGATAGTAACTAGCTCACCTTTACGTAGTCCATGTGTTTTTATATTTAAACAATCAAATGGATATGGAACTGTAACATGATTATCTTCTTTTTGTATTTCATTCCATAAATCTGAACCCAATACTATTCCATCAGGTCTGTAAGGTTTACTTGACCAGATACAATCTGTTAACTCTTTAGCTTTATTAGCTAATAACATTTCGTTTGCATCCTTTAATGGTATTGTACAAATCTTAGCTTTGTTAGGTGAAAATAATTTAGCACATTCTAACGCCGCTTTCTGTCCGTGTTCATCTTGGTCAAACAAAAGAACTACTGTCTCAAATCTTTCAAGCCATTCTAATTCTTTTTGTATATCTTTTTTGGCACCTTGTGCGCCTGTCTTAATACTTACTACGGGAAATTTATTTTGATTTATTCTTGATACTGATAAAGCGTCTATCTCACCTTCAGTTATGATACACATTTTACCACCGTCACGCCACAGGTGTTGTCCAAACAATCCTGCTTTTTTTGCGTCACCTAACCACTGAAATGTTTTATCAGGGTATCTTAATTTTTGTGCTACTAATTGTTTATCTTTATCATAGTAGTTTGCAATCTGACATGGTCTACCAAACCATGCACCGGTTTGATAATTAAATTTTTGTGCTGTGTTAAAGTCAATATTTCTTTTTGATAATGCAGATACATTACCTGAAATAAAATCTTTACTTGGTTCTTGTGTGTTTGTTTGTTTGTTCAAGTCTTCTACTCCTTTTTTTAATGTGTTACATGAAAAGCAATAAGTGTGTCCATCATCATAGACAGAATTAGCGTCACTAGAACCACACTCATCACAATGTGAATGATATAAAAACGTACTTTCAGTATTTTCCATAAAATTTTTTGCCTTAATATTTTGGGTTTAACCTACTGAGTATTTCTACCCAGTAGGCAACAAACAAACTATGTCAGCAATTCTTTTACATCAAACTGCGGACATGAGGAGTTAGTCACATCTCTATGACCAACAACTTCAACCTCTTTGTAATCATTTTTTAAAACATTTATGAGTTTAACTAAACTCTCATATTGTTTAAAAGTAAAATTACAATCAGGTTGTCCATCAACATTCTGTCCACCAACTAGACAAATGCCAATAGAATTTTTATTAGACAAGACAACATCTGTTTCAATATGTGCGCCGGCTATCATTATGTCGCGACCGTCTTGTACAGACCCGTCTCTTTTAATAACTTTATGAAAAGCGCAAGAGAATAAACCCTCTTTTCTATGTTGCTTGTCTAAATCTTTAACATCTAAATTTTGTGTAGGATTTGTATTTGTTGAATGGACAACAATGTATTTAGTTTCTTTTCTTAAATTGTTCATAACCATTCTTTCGGGACATGTTTGTCTGCATACTTAAAACCGTATTTATCACACCACATGCCATATGTTGTTTTTGATTTTTTACTTATTCTTGTTTTTGAATTACTAAATATAAATCTAATATCTAGCTCAGGATGCTGTTCTTTTATAAGACGCATTTTCTGACGGTCTTGAGAAGTAAAGTAACCTTTAGTCTCAATGTAAATGTCAGACTGAACTAGATAAAAGTCAGGTGTGTATGTGTGCACCTTTTGTGGTTTAACATAGTTAAGTTTTGTTTCTTCAAACTTATATTGAATGTTTTTAGTATCAAGCTCAGAAGCAATTGCTTCTTCTAAGCCTGACCTAAAACCATAACGTAAACCAACTTGTTTAGAAGTCAGCTTCTGCGCTTTCTTCTTGTACCACATTTGTGTTTACACTTTCTGGAGCTTCGTAGCCACCTTCAACTTTGTCAAAGCCGTAGCCTTCAGCATTGCCGGCACCACCTTCAACTAATTTAGTTATTTGCACTGCTCTTAATCTCAGACTTACGCCTGCGCCTGCCATTGCAGTGAACCAGTGAACTAACTCAGCGCTAACTTTCATCTCACTACCAGACCAAACGTTAGCATCAACTAAAGGTTTACCAGAGCTATCAAATAAAGCTACTTTAAATGGAATAACTTTTCCATCAGCAGAAATTATTTGTGCTTTTCTTTTAAACTTAAAGATAGTGTTTCCAGTAGGTTTACCGTTTTCATCTACCTCTTCTTCATACGGAGCGTTAGCTTGTTTAACAGCTTTGCCTTTATTTTTTTCTTTGGCAATCTCAACACTCTTTTTAATTTCTTCATCAATCTGTTTAATCAATGAAGAAGCCTTGTCAGTAGGCACTACAAGATTTACTTTGTAATGTCCATCTTTGTCAAACTTAGTATCAGGTTTTGTTAACCATGCATACTGTGACACGCCTTCAGGACTTACAATCTTAACATAATTATTTTTCATATGTGTTTCTCCATTCTACTATGGGTACTTTAATGCTATGCAAAAAAGAACTCACTGTCCCGCAATTGTTGAATATCCAAATCACCTTTGGCGGGAGCTTCAGGTAATTTGTCGTGTAGTTCTGGTGGTAATTGTCTAAGAACGTCATTCCTAAAATCTTCTAGTATGTCATTCTTAGTAAACATCTCAATAAAAGCTTCTCTAATAGATTTATTAAGTGTTTCAACATCACCGGCTGTTGTGCCAAAACTATCATGCACATTACAAAAATTAGTAATACCATTCTTGTATGCAGTGTTAACAGTTTTCATCATAGCAGCACTGTCTACTGAGTGAACAACATTGGGAGCCACTCCATTGCCCATTCTCAACTTGTCAGTCAAGTCAGTCTCTGTGTTAATTCTAGGCTT